GTGTTCCTTTTCCCTCTCCCCGTTGGGCCGGTAACTCCCGGTGACCACCGTTTTAGAGCCATCCGTCACGTTGCGTGGTCATCGTGAGCCGCGGCTCGCGACTCCGCCCCTGGTGGAGCTACATCCGGGTACCTCGTACGGGTTCGACGTCATCGACTTCGCCGAAGAGATCGGTCACCCGCTGTTGCCGTGGCAGAGAGTAGCGGTGATCCGCGGTGGTGAGCTGTTGTGCGGCCCGAGCTGCGCGCCCGCGCTCGGTGAGCATGGGGACGGCTGCCGACCACGGTTCCGCATCGTGCTGCTGGTCGTGGCGCGCCAGAACGGCAAGACCGAGCTACCGGTGATCCTGTCGATCTACTGGCAGTTCCGGCAGCGGCTGCCGCTGGTCGTGGGCACCTCGACCAAGCTGCCGTACGCGAAAGAGTCGTGGCGCAAGGCGGTCAACCTGGTCAAACGGACCCGGCAACTCGACGACCTGCACGAGCCTGGCCGCAAGTGGTACCGGTTGACCAACGGCGAAACGGAGTCCTGGTCGACCCCTAACGAGCAGGGCGACGAATGCCGCTACCTGATCGCGGCGGCCAACGCTGAGGGAGGTCGGTCGTTGTCGATCAACCGGGGCATCGCGGACGAGTTGCGGCAGCACCGGACGTACGAAGCGTGGGAGGCCTTCGAGCCGGCGTGCTCCCCGGCCGACGCGCAAATCTGGGCGCTGTCCAACGCCGGCGACAGCCGGTCGGTGGTGCTGAACGACCTGCAGGACTCGGCCCGGGACTTCATCGCGACCGGGGTCGGTGACGAGCGTCTCGGGCTGCTCGAGTGGTCGGCACCGGAAGACTCCGATCCGGAGGACGTCGACGCGTTGTTGCAGGCCAACCCGCGGGTCGGGTACGGGCTCGACATGGATGTCCTGCTGGCCGGCGGCGCCCGGGCGAAACGGCTGGGCGGCCAGGCGCTGACCGGGTTTCAGACGGAGCGGATGTGCATCCGGGTGGCTGCGCTCAACCCGGCGCTCAACCCGCGGACGTGGCGAGACTGCCTCGACCCGGGTGACCTGCTCGAGGTGCGGTCCCGGGTCGCGCTGTGCCTGCACCTCAACCCCGATGCCGACCATGCGACCCTGGCCGCTGCCGCGGTGCTCGACGACGGCCGGGTCCGGGTGGAGACCATCGATGAGTGGACCGGGCCGCGGGCGGCGTACCTGCTCGAGCGGGCGCTACCGGGCTGGGTGGCCAGGGTGGGGCCGCGGGCGGTCGGCTGGTTCCCGTCCGGCCCGGGCGCCGCGGTCGCGGCCCGGCTCGCCGACCGGCGCAAGGAAGGTGTCCGGGGCTGGCCCCCGCCGAAGGTCAAGGTCAGCGAGATCCGCGGCGAGGTGACCGCGGTGTGCATGGGCCTGGCCAAGGAAGTCGACGCCGGCCAGCTTGCCCACTCCGGTCAAGAGATGCTTGACAAGCAGGTCGAACGGGCCGAGAAGCAGTGGCGCGGGTCGGCGTGGGAGTTCAAGCAGGGCGGCGCCACGGTCGATGCGGTGTGGGCGGTGGCCGGCGCCGTGCACCTCGCCAGGACGATGCCACGACCACGGAAAGGTACGGGATTCCACGCGGTGTGACCGGGGGCCGCTACACTCCCCGATCATGGGGCGATGGGCGGCAGCATGGCAGGCATTGAGCGGCGCGGTCGCACGCGTGCCGATGGCCGGCTCCCCCATGGGTGTGATGTCCGGTGGCACCTATCAGCCGGTCGATGCGTTCCTCGAGACGCTACGCACCGTCGAAACGAGCCTGCTCGGGCCGGTGAGCCGGTCCGCGGCGCTGTCGGTGGCCGCGGTTCAGCGGGCCCGTAACCAGATCTGCTCGATCGCGACCCTGCCGATCTACACGTACAAGGGCCTGGTCATCGACCTGACCAAGCACCCGCTGCTGCGGCAGATCGACCCGAACGTCGCCAACGTCGTCACCCTGGCCGAGACCATCGAAGACCTGCTCTTCGAAGGGGTCTCGTGGTGGCTGGTCACCTCGCAGGACTTCGACCGGTTCCCGCTGTCAGCCCGGCACGTCCCGCTGACGTCGGTGTCCCTGCAGCCCCCGCCCGGCGCCAAACCGGCGCCGCTGCCGTCCGGGCTCGACATCGGGGCCGTCCCGAACCGGTACGTGTGGATCGACGGTGAGCCGGTCGACGCCAGCCGGGTGATCCGGTTCGACTCGCCCAACCCCGGGATGCTGACCGCCAACGCGCGGGTGATCAAGCGGGCGTTGCTGCTGGACCGGCTGGCCGCGACGTACGCGAACAACCCGCGCCCGCTGGACTACTTCACCGACAACCCCAACTTTGACGGCGACGAACTGACCGACCCCCAGGTGCAGTCGTTCCTGGCGGAGTGGGCGGACATGCGGCGCCGGAGCGCCACAGCCAAGATCCCTTCCCAGCTCGAGTACAACCCCGGGGTGGCGATCTCGGCGGCCGACCTGCAACTGGTGGAGCTGCAGAAGGAAGTCACGCTTGAGATCGCGAACGGGGCCGGCGTCGATCCGGAAGACCTGGGCCTGTCGACCACATCGCGGACGTACTTCAACGCGCAGGACCGGCGGATCAGCAAGGTCAACGAGACGTTCGCCCCGTACATGTCGGCGATCACCGACCGGCTGTCGATGGGGGATGTCACCCGGCGCGGGTACACGGTCCGGTTCGATCTGACCGACTACCTCAAAGCGGACGTGGCCACCCTGGCGACCGTCGCGACAGCCCTGAAGGGGGCGGGCATCATGAGCGCTGACGAGGCGCGGCCCTGGTTCAACCTGTCCGGCCCGGCCCCGGCCGAGCCGACCCCGGTCGCCCCGGCGCCGGCCCCGGCCGACGTGGTGGCGGCGGCCCCGCGGGCGGGCGTGACGTTCTCGGCGGCGGAGCAGTTCACCGCGACCAGCAATGAGCGGTTCGCGGTTGACACGGAGAAGCGCACGATCCGGGGTGTGGCGGTGCCGTTCGGCGTGGCCGGCCAGAAGTACGGCACGAGCTACGTGTTCGACGGGCCCGGCTCGATCCAGCAACCCGGGTCGGGCAACGTCAAGCACTTCATCGACCACGTGACCCCCATCGGCCGGGTGACCGACTGGCAGGAAAAGCCGGACGGGTTGCACGTGGCCATGTCGGTGATGCCGGGCGACGAGGGCGACCGGCTGCTGTCCGCGGCGCAGCATGGGGTGTTCGACGGGCTGTCGGTCGGGATCGACTGGGACGGCTCCGACCCTCACCTGTCCGCGGACGGCGACACGATCACGTTCTCGGCCAAGCATCCCGCGGTGGCGCGGGAGATCAGCACGACAGCAATCCCCGTATTCGACGCCGCGCGGGTGACCAGCGTGGCCGCTAGCAGGACAGGAGCAGTAGCTGTGAAGTGCTCTATCTGCGGCCACGTGCACGGGGACAATGTGTCCTGTGCCACGGCGGTCGCCCAGTTCCAGTCGCGCCGGACCGACCCGGCCCCGGCCCCGGCCCCGGAGCCGACTCCGGGCGAGCCGGCCCCGGCCCCGGACGACCCGGCCCGGAAGTGGACCGACCAGGACTCGCCCGGCCCCGGCTCGTCGGCGCTGTTCTCGGCCGACCAGTTGTCCGCGCTGGCAGCGGCCGGCGTCCGGCTGCCGTCCCCGGCCAGCCGGGCGACCATCGACCCGACTCACCGTCCGGCGTCGCTGACCGCGGTCGCTGAAGAACTGCCCTACCGGTTCTCCCGGAAGGCGGTCGACAGCCCGCTCGGGCGCCGCTACGACTGGGACGTGGCCGACGCCGGCTACTCGTTCGGCGCGGACCTGCGCGCGATGATGCACTCCGGCGATGCGGAAGGGCACTCCGAGTTCGGTAAGCGGGTGATGGCAGCCCTGGGCTACGCCACGAAGCAGGCGTTCGCCGGCGTTGCCTCGACCGACATCGCCACCCTGAACCCGGCGATCCAGCGGCCGGACCTGTACGTCGACGTGCCCGACTACCGGTATCCGATCATGGCGCTGATCAACCGGGGTGCCCCGCCGAACGGTATCCAGCCGTTCACCTTCCCGAAGTTCAACACGTCGTCCGCCCTGGTGGCCGCGCACGTGGAAGGCACGGAGCCGGCGCAGGGGTCGTTCACCGCAACGTCCCAGACCATCACCCCGGGCGCCAACTCGGGCGAGGTGAACCTGACGCGCGAGACCATCGACATGGGCGGCAACCCGGCCACTCAGACCCTGGTCTTCAACAAGATGCTGCAGGCCTGGTTCGAGGCGCTGGAGACCAACGCAGCGACGTTCCTCAACACGCTGACAGCAGCCGCGGACATCAGCCTGAACACCGGGGCGACAGCGGGCGCCGCGCCGACATCAGCCCAGCTCTTCTCCAACTGGACGGCGGCGCTGTCCGGGCTGCCGTTCATGCGCGGTTACGACTTCACCGCGATGGTCATCGAGCAGAACTTGTATCAGGCGTTCTGCGCGGTGCTCGACACGACGGGCCGGCCGCTGTTCCCGATGATCGGGGCGACCAACGCCAATGGCAGCGCCCGACCGCGGTTCACGTCCCTCGACCTGGGCGGGGTGACCGGTGTCCCGTCGTGGGCCCTGACCCACACCGCCGGCTCGCTGAACAACTCGTGGCTGTTCGACCCGGCCACGGTCTACGCGTGGGCGACCCAGCCGGAGCGGCTTGACTTCCCCGGCCGCAAGCCGGCGGACGGCTCGTACTCGCCGGTGGCCTGGGTCGGCATGGGTATCTGGGGCTACTCGGCGTTCGCGAACACGGACATCAACGGGGTCAAGCAGGTCACGTACGACACCACCACCTGATCCTGTTTCACGTGAAACATGCGCGCTCCGGAAGGGGGTGACTCATGGGCTGGAAGCCCGACTACATCGACGTGCCAGCGATCAAGGGATACCTGCGTATCCCGCTGGACGACACGGCCGACGACGTGGAACTGCAGCTCTGGGTCACCTCCGCATCCCGGGCCGCGGACCGGCGCTGCAAACGGCAGTTCGGGCAACTGGCCGCGCCGGCGGCCCGGACCTACCGGGCGCCCGCGGTCTACAACCCGGACATCGGGCTGTGGGTGCTGGAGATCGACGACCTGCAGGACCCGGCCGGGTTCACCGTCAACGGCGTGGCCTACGCCTCGTCGGGCGCCACCCTGCTGCCGGACAACGCCCTGTCGGACGGCGAACCGTATATCCAACTGGGCCTGCCGAACGACCCGGGTTGCTCGTCTGCGGGGTCGCCGGTTTCGACGGTCCTGGTGGGGCGCTGGGGTTGGTCGGCGGTGCCTGCCCAGGTGTCGGCGGCGGTCCGGCTGCAGTGCGCCCGGTGGAACTTCCGCCGGGGGGCGCCGTCCGGGGTGGCTGGCAGCCCGGACGCCGGGTCTGAGGTGCGGCTGCTGGCCAAGCTGGACCCAGACGTCTCGACGTCGCTGACCGGTCTCGGCCGGCGGAGGTGGCCTGCCTGATGGACGGGCTGACCCCGGGCACGCTGGCCGGCATGTACGCAGAGATCGAGAAGGCACTGGATGAGGTGCCGGGGCTGCGCGTCGGGAAGTGGGGTGACGTGCCCAACCCGCCGGGCGTGTTCCTGTCGCTGCCGGAAAGCCTCGAGCGGATGACCGGCCGGTCCATCCATCTGACCGACGTGCAGATCACGGTGGTGGTCGGCCGGGCGGTCGCTCGTGCGTCGCTGGACGAGGTTATGCGGCTGTCGGGGGCGGTCGCCGATGCGATCGACCCTCGCCGCTGGCAGACGTTCTCCGACCTGACCATCACCCGCATCGAGTACGACACCGTGACGGTGGCCGGCGCGCCCGACGTCTACCTCGCAGCGATCTTCCATACCGACCTGGCCGGAGCCTGACCATGACCATGCAGACCACGATCGACGTCAACCTCGCCGCGGTCCTGGCGACCGCGCTCGACCTGGGCAGCGCCCAGTACTCCCCGGTGATCAACAAGCGGATCTCGCTGGCCACCGGGACCGGCGCTCAGCAAGCAGATCAGATCTTCACCGACACCCGCACGGTGGCCGCATCGGGAACGGACCCGCTCGACCTGGCTGGCTCCCTGACCGGGCCGCTGGGCGGGGTGCTGACGTTCGTCAAGCTGAAGGCCATCCTGGTCCGGGCGGCTGCGGGGAACGCCAACAACGTCC